ACGGCAATGTAGAGGTCTACGGCAATGCAAGGGTCTCCGGCAATGCAGAGGTCTCCGGCAATGCAGACTATACAACCATTCATGGTTTCGGCACTCAGTTCCGTACAACTACATTCTTTCAGTGCGAAGATAAGCAGATCAGAGTATCTTGCGGTTGTTTCTTAGGAACAATTCCAGAGTTCCGCGAACAGGTAAAAAATACCAGAGAGGGCAAAATTGCGGAAGAGTACCTTATGATTGCCGACCTGATGGAAAAGCATTTTGTAAAAGAAAAAGAAAGTGGTGAATAATTATGACCCCAGAAGAAGTAAACCTTTACGTCAAAGAAAATGCAGAAGTTCATCAGTTCGCTGCAGAGGTTGCAAGAATCATATCAGGCATTCCACAGATGCCGGAATTTTCAAACGAACGCCTGACAGTATCAGACGTGAGCAAAATGACAGGCATTCCTACACCATCTGTCAGAGCAGGAATTATATACGGATGGTTGCCTATCGGTACGGCGTATCGTGGGAATAAAGTGATTCACGACAGAAAAGGTTCTGGCAGAATAGAATTTGTTATCTCTCCAAGAAAACTCTGGGAAGAAACAGGATATATCTGGAGAGGGAAAGAAGCATTAAAGTGATAGTGCCCCGGCGGTGAAGCACCACCAACCGGAGCGTTGCACCAACTAAACCACACTTAGTAGGTACAGGTTAATTATAACTTCGTATCTGCTAATTGTAAATACCAAAAAAGGAGAAATTAGCACGATATGAGCAGAAATAGCACAAATAAATGTGAAAATGTTCCGACATGGGACGAACTTGAGTTCATTCTTGCGACAGAAATTGTCGAAGAAAGTAGAAAAAAAGCAAGAAAATGGTTTATTGCATGGTTGGTCACAACTGCCGCACTGGTAGCCAGCAACCTTGCATGGATTATGGGAGAAATGAAATGAAAGAGTATATGCTAATTGCTGTTTGTATGCTTGCCGGGAAATATGTGGACATACCTATTTGGCTGAACATCTTTTTTGGCATCTCGGCAGCATGGGCGGTGCGCCAGATGAAAGTAGACTGGCAATAGGAAATAAGGAGGATAAGAAGATGTTCGAGAAAGAGATTGATGAAATTTACGAACTCTGTAAAAGAGTTGTGAACGAAGTTCCGACAGCAAATATCACCTTTGATTTTTCGGGCTACGGTTTGGGAGTAAGAGGGGTTAAAAGGGAAGAAGATGTTCTCCTTCTCAAAGACAAATTTGAATGGGATTTGTACCAAAACGTATCTTTTAACCCATTTTATGAGAAAGAAAGTCGTGAAAGCCTCAGAATAATCAAAGCTTTCTTGTTAGAACTTCTGATAGATGGGAAGTGTCCAAATGAGTAAACAGATAGCAATTATGAAACTTCTTCCCAGTCTGGAGATAGCAGGATATATTAATGAACTGCTCAGAGAGCTTCAGTCCAGAGGGGATCACATATTGGATTATGAAAACTGCGATATGTCACTGGACCATATCGAATGCCATGAGACGGATACATTGTATTGTTTCTTTAAAAGAGAGGAGAAAAGATAATGAAATTGTACGAAATTGATAACGCAATTATGGATTGTGTAGACATGGAAACAGGAGAAATCATTGACGTTGAGAGGCTTTCTGCTCTTCAGATGGAAAGAGATCAGAAGATTGAGGGTATCGGTTGTTGGATTAAAAATCTTCTGTCAGATGCAAAAGCCTTAAAAGAAGAAAAAGATAACCTTGCAGCACGTCAAAAAGTTGCTGAGAGCAAAGCAGCTTCATTAAAAGAATTTCTTTCAAAATATCTGGACGGTGAGAAATTTAAGACTGCAAAGGTATCAATTTCTTACAGAAAAAGTGATTCTGTAGATATTTCAGCGAATGCAACTGTTCCTGAGGAGTTTCTTAAATATGCAGAGCCTACACCTGACAAAATCGGATTGAAAGCTGCATTGAAAGCCGGAAAAGAATTTCCGGGAATTTCACTAAAAACTTCTCAGAATATTCAGATTAAGTAGGAGAGCGCTATGAGTGATTTTGAAATCCGTATTCCGGCAAGAAAGAAACAGCCTGTAACCGATAAGGATAACCCGGTTGTGAAAGTATCAGCAGGTGCATACAACGCACTGGTTGAAATCTATAACGAATCAACCTTATCAATGAAAGATATCGCAAGTTTGCTGATTATTGAAAGCAGTAAACACGTGGTTTATGACAAGGAGGAATAGAAGTGAATATATATGAGAAGTTAGGCATTATTCAGTCAAAGCTGAAAGCCCCTAAAGGACAGTACAATTCCTTCGGGAAATACAAATACAGAAGTTGTGAAGATATTCTGGAGGCTGCAAAACCGCTTCTGGCAGAAACAAAGACTGTGTTAAGCGTCACAGATCGGATGGAAGTTGTTGGCGACAGAATATATGTCAGAGCAGAAGCTCATCTGAACGACTGTGAAGATACCGGCGAGATTACAACAGTTGCTTATGCAAGGGAAGAAGAGTCAAAAAAAGGCATGGATTCTTCACAGGTTACAGGCGCAGCGTCATCTTATGCAAGAAAGTATGCACTGAATGGTTTGTTCTGCATTGATGACAACAAAGACAGTGATTCTACTAATACAGGTAGCAGCGGGAAAACAGCAGCTAAAAAGCCAGAATCAAAAGAACCTGTTGAGATGATTACTTCAGAAAATGTAATGAGCATCCAGAACATCATTGACAAATATCCGAGTTCTAACTTGTTTGAACAGATTAAAACTCGTTTCAAGGTAGACGATGTAAAAGGACTCACAGAAGAAAAAGGGCAAAAATGTCTCAAAATGTTGATTGAGTACGATAAACAGCATAGTGGAAAGGAATAAAAAATGAACAAAGTTATTCTTGCAGGACGATTTACAAGAGATCCAGAAGTCAGATATACAAATGATGGAACACCAATCGCAAGATTTTCCATTGCAGTCAATAGAAGATTTGTAAAAGAGGGTTCTGATCAGAAAGCTGACTTCCTTAATTGTGTTGCATTTGGAAAGTCTGCGGAATTTATCGAAAAATATTTCAGAAAAGGTATGAAAGCAGATTTATCTGGAAGAATCCAGACAGGATCCTATACGAATAAAGACGGCGTGAAGGTATATACAACAGATATTGTTGTCGAGGAAATCGAATTCGGCGAAAGCAAAGGTTCTTCACAGGTACAGACAGCATCGCCTACACCGAATCCAGAAGCCGACCCGGACGGCTTTATGAGCATTCCTGATGGTATCGACGAGGAGTTGCCATTTAATTGATACAGATTGATAGCAGGGAACATCAGAAAGTTATTGATGGCATTAAAAAGGCATTTGACGAGGCAGGGGAAAAATGGTTCGTGTCAAAGCTGTATGTGGGTGATTACATGAATTATGATAACCCGCGTTTGGTAGTTGATAGAAAACAGAACCTTGCAGAGTTATGCGGAAATGTGTGCCAGCAGCACGAAAGATTCCGCGCTGAGATTATCCGGGCAAACGAAGCAGGAATAAAACTTGTCTTCTTATGCGAACACGGGAAAGGAATCGAAAAGCTGGACGATGTTCTCTGGTGGGAGAATCCCAGGGCGAAGAAGCGGGTTAAGAAAAATGGTATCTGGATTGAGCAAGAACAGAAAGTTATGCACGGCGATACGTTGTACAAAATTCTATGCACAATGCAGAGAAAATATGGCGTTGAGTTCCTATTTTGTGACAAAAAAAATACTGGAAAACGAATAATGGAGATTCTGTCGGATGGACAAAGAAACGATTAAACAGCAGAACAGTATGAGAGATGTTCTTTCCAGATACGGAATGATTCCGAACAGAGCTGGCTTTATCAGCTGCCCATTTCATTCCGGTGACCGTACTGCTTCAATGAAAATTTACAAAGACAGCTATTATTGCTTCGGATGTGGCGCGACAGGAGACATATTTACATTCGTTCAGAGCATGGATAATTGCGATTTTAAGACAGCCTTTCAGATTCTTGGTGGAACATACCATAAACCTGATTTTTCGTCCAGAATGGCAATATATCACGCTCAGAAGCAAAAAGAAATGAGAGAGAAGGCAGAGCGGAAGAAAAATGAAGAATTGCAGGAATGTTTGTCCGATATTGACTTTTACAGGTCTATTCTTGGCAGAGTAAAGCCATTATCAGATGGCTGGTGTGAAGCATGGAACAAATTACAGCTTGCATTATATAAGCATGGATTCATAACAGGATTGGAAGAAGGTGATTAAAGAAAATGGAACAGATTAACAAGCTCACATCAGAATCAATTCTGGAAGAAGAAGTGTTTAATGAGATATTCAAGCAAGAAGATGAAATTTACAAGGCACGTTTGACATTGACTCTTCTGGACAGAGCGAAAGAGCTTGGAGTAAAGAAGAAATTTGAGGATCTGTTAAAAGTCTACACAAAAGTACATAAGCAGATCCTTGAGAAAGAAAAGCAAGAGAAACCTGTATCCGCATTAAATCAATGGACAAATTTCTCTGATTGCGAATATGACCGCATGAAATGTCTTAACTGGATGGCAGATGATGAGGGAATCAGGATTTCAAATACAAATCCAGGATCACCGGATATTATAGCTTGTTATCACCCTATTCTTCCAATCGAACGAATGAAGAATCTGGAGACTGGAGAAGAGCAGATTAAGCTTGCATATAAGCGAAACGGTAAATGGTCTGAAATTATCGTTCCAAAGACAATGATTACATCCGCGACTAAAATCGTAGGGCTGTCAGCGTTGGGAATTTCAGTCACTTCGGAAAATGCGAAGTATCTGGTCCGGTATCTGTCAGACGTAGAAAATGCCAATGATGATTATATCAACATCCAATATTCCTCTAGTAAAATCGGGTGGATTCGAGATTATTTCCTGCCTTACGACAAGGATATCGTATTTGATGGCGATATGAGATTTCGGCAGTTATACGAAAGTATCAGTGTAGGTGGCAGCAGAGTAGAGTGGTATGAACATGTAAAAAAGGTTCGTGCTACTGGAAGAATCGAACCAAAAATCATGTTGGCTGCAAGTTTTGCAAGCATTCTAATTAAACTGGTCGGTGCTCTTCCATTCTTTGTGGACTTATGGGGCGAAACCGAGGGCGGTAAGACTGTAACGCTTATGTTGGGGGCTTCTGTCTGGGCGAATCCAGGTGAATCTAGGTACATAGGAGACTTTAAAACAACCGATGTGGCCCTGGAAGCAAAATCCGATATGCTCAACAACTTACCGCTAATTCTGGACGATACTTCCAAGGTATCTGCCAAGATTAGGGATAACTTTGAAGGGATTGTATACGATTTATGCTCAGGAAAAGGAAAGAGCCGCTCCAACAAGGAACTGGGAGTGAACCGGGAGAACCGCTGGCAGAACTGCGTTCTGACCAATGGTGAGCGTCCACTTGCAGGATATGTCAGCCAAGGCGGAGCAATTAACCGAATTATTGAGGTTGAGTGTTCCGAAAAGATATTTGATGATCCACAGCTTACCGCAGATACTCTTAAAAAGAACTACGGATACGCAGGAATCGATTTTGTGAACGCAGTCAAGGAAATGTCCATTGATGATATAAAATCCCTTCAAAAGTACTATCAAGGGCTTATACAGGACGATGACAAGATGCAGAAGCAAAGCATATCAATGAGCATTATCCTGGCAGCAGATAAAATCGCAACAGATCAGCTGTTCCATGATGGCCAGTACATTGACATTGAGACGGCTAAGAATCTTCTAACAGAGAAAGAAATGGTATCTGAAAACGAACGCGCTTACTGGTTCGTGCTTGATAAGATTGCCATGAACGGAATTAAATTCGATGATAACCCAGATATAAAAACAGAAAGATGGGGAATTATTGACAATGATCCGATAGAGAAAACGTCAACTGCAATAATCTATAGCGCAGCGTTTGATGATCTGTGCAAAATCGGAAGATTCTCCAGAAAAGCATTTTTGTCATGGGCTGTTAAGAAGGGACTTGTGGAAACCGACAGCAGAGGTTATCCGACCAAAGCGAAGAAACTGGACGGAATTGTCACCAAATGTGTGTTTTTGAAAATTGTAGATGAAATTCCAAAAGGATTTGTTAATTGTAATGATGATTTTGAGATTACAGACGATATTGTGTTTGATTAACAAACAATTCGTTCAAAAGGTAACCGGGTAACCTAAGTAACCTTTGATTCTGTATATATATATTTGAGTATTTATATGCACATATTGAGTATAAAAGTTTCCCTATATGAGAAAGTCAGGGTTACTCGGTTACTCGGTTACCTACCTGTAAAATCAATGGTTTACACAAATTAGTACGGTTACTTTACGGTTAACAAAGGTTACTTATATTAAAATAATATAAATATATTATATTTATAAAATAAAATTAAATAGAGCGTATACAGTATATTGTATACAATATTCAAAGGAGATGATAAAAATAAAAGTAGAAGCAAAGGATATTCCGTATATTCAAAAATTTATGACTGAATTTTGGAAAGCTATAAAAGATTTCTATTCGGCCGAACTTACAGATGAATATTCCAAGCAGGCTACTGATCGTCTGATAGAGCTTGGAGAGTATGCGGAAATGTGCCCTGATAATAATGATAAACAGTTTATCAAGAATTGTCTAGTTGCTTTTAATAAGCTGTTAGATTCTAAACAGAGGAAAGTGATGCAGAAAGAGATATAGGGCGTTGCTGAAGATGATGTTCTGGTGCAGATCGCAAGACCAGGACTGGATGTTGATTTGAATTTATGTTCATTTTGAAAGGAGTATCAAATGATTGATTGCAAAGGAAACAAGTTAAACATTGGTGACGAGGTTGTATATATTCACGGCAAAAACTCAGATTCCCGATTACAGACCGGATTCATAACAAAATTTTATAAAAGTTATTATGGGCGTGATGAATGTAGCGTAGGAAAAGCGACTCATATTTTAAGCCATAGAGTAATGAAGCTCAGTTAAAAGGAGAAAGAAACATGAAACTGTATGACGTATATGACGGTTCAAAGTATATCGGGGAGCTGACGCTTGCTGAAATATCGGAATTGACAGGAAAGACAAGAAGCCAGATATCGCAGGCAATCAGCGGGGTATATAGCATTAACGGAAGATATGCGGTCATATATGATGGGCAGCAAACAATCGCATACTCAAACAAGAATGATCGCAGGATGTTGATGGAATTTGACATTCTGACTCAGAAGATAAGGAGGGCTGTCGGATGGGAAAGTTAAAAATCAAGCAGAAAAATAAAGCATTCATTCCGTATACGAATCAGCAGGCTCATATGTTTGCGCAGTCTATCCAGAACTGCCAGAAAGAACTTAAGGAAATGGAAAAGAAAGCCTATGAAGACGGTTTTACCGTTGGTGAGGATTGGAGTAATACGATCAACACTGTTACAACCATGATGGCTCTGAGACGCTTATATGGCTTTTCTACGAAACGATTGCTTGATGTGATAAGAACTGCCAATAAGTACGTTGAAATGGCAAACAGGGGCGAAATGAGCGTTCTGAGCATGATACAGGACATCGAAGAGAACACAGATGTAAGATTCGATGAGATGAATAAGAATCTGGTTAAGAAGATGGGAGTATAGGATGGATTTAGAACAAAAAGCAATTGAGAGAATTCGACTTGCATCTGATCTCTCGTTGAAACATTATGGAAAGCCACTTGTATGTACATATTCCGGCGGGAAAGATTCTGACGTAATGTTAGAACTCTTTCGTAGGGGGACATACCATTTGAGGTACACAATAGTCACACCACGGCAGATGCGCCGCAAACTGTACGGCACATGCGAAAGGCATTTAAAAGTCTGGAAGAAAAAGGAATTAAATGCGAAATAGAAATGCCGAAGTATAAAGGCGAACATATCACGATGTGGAAACTGATTCCATTAAAATTGATGCCACCAACAAGACAAGTTCGCTACTGTTGTCAAGTCCTTAAAGAAACAGGGTGTGCAAATAGATATATTGCTACTGGCGTGAGATGGGCCGAAAGCAGGCAGAGAAAAGAAAGAGAAGAATTTGAAAAAATTGGTGCGACAAAGGCAACTAAAGAAAAATTCACATCAATTATGCTAATGAACGACAATGACGCCAATCGCAGAATGAACGAACTTTGTATGCAGAAAAACAAAATGGTTGTTAATCCCATCATTGACTGGAAAGATTCTGATATATGGGAGTTTATTAATTCAGAGCATATAGAAGCCTGTGAATTGTACAAATGTGGATATGACAGAGTTGGTTGTATTGGCTGCCCAATGGCTGGAAGTAAGAGATATAAAGAATTTGCAGATTTTCCAAAATACAAGCAGTCTTATATTAGGGCGTTTGGGAGAATGCTAGATGTTCGAAAAGAAAAGGGGCTAGAAACCCAATGGGAGACTGGAGAGGATGTATTTAGGTGGTGGATGAATGATGACAATTTAGATGGACAGATGGAATTATCTGATTTTATTGAATATTAAAATTATGGAGGACTGCACAATAGCGTGTCAGTTGCTTACATAGGGAAAGTGAGGATGAAAATGGATTATAAATACTGTAGATGTGGATGCGGTGGAATTATAGGACAATACAGTAAAGTGAAAGGATTCACCTGTGAAAGATGCAATAAAGAGTATCAATTATCAGAGCTAAAATTCGATTGGATTGCATCGAACGAAAAGACCGGATGGCTATTTCCGATGTTGAAAAAGGAGGACGCAAAGTGAAATTCAAAAGTAACGCAAAATATAACGAAGAACCTAAAACCGGAAGTATTTTCGCCTTGGAATACAATTCTTTAAAAATCGTTATTCACAAATACGTTGGCTATGGAGATACGCTGTTCCTTAACTGTAACACATTGGGTATTTACAACTACAATCTTGGAACAGAGGATTTTGAGGAAGCTGTCAGAAAGGCGAAAGAAGTTGTCATGCGTGAAGCTAAGAAAATCAGAGAAGATGCTTACAGATTCTGCGCAGACGGCAAAATTGAATTTGATAGATATTAGGAGGACGCAAAATGAAATTATTTAAAACAGTAGATGAGAAATTAGCGGAAATTGGATTTGTGAAAGAAGAAGAAGACAAGTATGGGTGTGTGTATAAAAGAAAAGATAAGGAATATAATTTTACACAAAAAGTTGCTATTGTACACAAAAAATCTGGTAGACATATTTTACAGTCATATGATCCAGATTTAGGAGATGATGAAGGAATTGGAAATACTTGTGTTGGTCTTACAGGATATGAAATGAAACTGTTTATTAAAAAGATGAAGCAGTTAAAAATGTATGCGGGTAAGGAGGACACAAAATGTTAATCAGAAGTCAGGATAAAACAGCACTGGTAAAGTTTGAAAACATTGTAGTCAATCTAAAACTCCCAGATTCATTGAATGTTATATGTTGGAGTTGGCAGGATGCACAGAGAAGTGGAGGATATTTTATTTTAGGAAAATACTCCACAAAAGAAAAAGCCATGAAAGTACTGGATATGATTCAGGAAGCCTATGTAAATGGACATATTGATTATCAGATGCCAGAGGACAGTGAGGTGGTTGTATGATTACATTCTTATTAGGATTCACCCTTGGAACCATATTCGGAGTGGTCGGTCTTGTATGTACAGCGATCATGTACGACAAGCACCACCCAGACGATTAGAAAGGAGACCGGTATGCTGACAAGGAACAAAAAGCTGAAAGACTACGGTATTCCGGCAGAAGACATTGAAAAACTGAATGCGATGCTGAAAGACTTTCCGGCAGAGTACGGATACCTGCTTTCCAGTGCCGCCTTGTCAGCTTGCCCGAAAAACACGGTGATAGCAGATATGGTTATTGAGAATATCTTGCACCGGAAAAGTTACAGGAAAATCAGCAGAGAAAGATATATCCCGATGAATCCGAAGGACTTTTACGGATACAGACGCAAGACCGTCGCTGTACTGTATGAGAGGATGCGGTTGTTGGGAATGTGGGAGGATGAATAAATGCGTTTAATTGATGCAGACAAAATAATTGACTCTCTTGGAAATTCGGATATGGATTTTGCAATAGGTGCAGTTATTGACGAACAGCCGACAGTTTTTGATGTAGATAAGGTTGTGGAGCGGTTAGAAGAAGAAAAGAAGAGAGCATTTAAACTATGTTTGGGAACTAATGACAGCACGCAAAGGCTGAAATACATTGAAAAAGAACAGACGATAGCTTTAGCAATCGAAATTGTAAAAGGTGGTGGAGTTGAATGAGAGAAATTCTTTTCAAGGGAAAGCGGATTGATAATGGAGAATGGGTTGAGGGATGTTACGCGGAATGCAATGGCAAGACATTCATTGGAATTGATATATCCATTGGCATTGATGATATATTTGAGGTTTTTTGTACTCCTGTAATTAGGTGGCTTGAAGTCGATCCAGAAACCCTCTGCCAGTTCACGGGGGAGACTGACAAGAACGGTAAGAGGATCTGGGAGAGCGATGTTGTTTGGTTTGTTTATGATGGGAAAGAACATATTTATCAGATAGTTTGGGATAACTCTGAATTAGATTTTAAAGCGACCAATGGTGAAGAAAATTACGGATCGAATTTTGAATATTTACTATGTTGCGATGAAATTGAAGTTATTGGAAACATTTTCGACAATAAAGAATTATTACAAGGAAGTGTAAAATGAGAGAGCTTATACATGGCGACTGCATGAAATATTTACCAGATTTTCCGGACAACTACTTTGATATTGCCATAGTAGACCCTCCATATGGAATAAAAGAACACGGAGGAAAGAATCGAAGTAAATATGTAAAGCAGAAAAATGGAAGTTCTATATACGTTCCAGACGGAGGATATAAAAATTTTGGATGGGACAATTCGCCTCCTGAACCTGAATATTTTAAACAATTGTTCAGAGTTTCTAAAAATCAAATTATATGGGGAGCAAATTATTTTGATTATCCAATGGCTGGCGGGATGATTATATGGGATAAATGCAATGATGGTTCCGACCAGTCTGATGCAGAGATTGCGTTTAACAGTCTAACAAGAAGAGTAGATATATTCAGATACATGTGGAGAGGAATGTTTCAGGGAAAATCAATTGCCGAAGGAACCATTCAACAAGGAAACAAGAAATTAAATGAAAAGAGAATTCATCCAACGCAGAAGCCGGTAAATCTATACAGGTGGATTTGTCAGAAATATCTGCAGAAAGGAATGAAGATTCTTGATACCCATGTGGGGAGCGCAAGTTCATTGATTGCCTATGAAGAATACGGACTTGAATATATCGGGTATGAAATTAATGAGGATTACTACAATGACGCTTGCAAACGGTTAGAAGAATTTAGATCACAGATTACATTATTTGACTTAGGAATGGAGGAACACAAATGAGTAGCGCAAGCGCAAGATTCGGAACAAAAGCGTATGTATGCGCAAGGTACTTCCTTAGACCGGGAAAGTGCTTCAAATACATCGACCAGCGTGGCGAAGATGCCACAGAACACATCTATGAGGTCATGGCATTATATCCTTATTGTGCATTATTAAGAGATACCAGGAACGGAGTCAGAACTTGCCCGGGATATAATACTTTGAGCCTGATGCTGAGAGGAAGTGAAGCGAGTGAGTAAAGGAAAAGACATTTCGACTATGTTTACAAGAGAAGAAAACCAAAAGAACGGAAGGCTTGGATATGGACTGTCCACCAGAGAAAAGAAAAGTATTATCAGTCCGGCACAGTACGGAGCATTCTTGCAGAAAAGAGGTAGGAGAAGATGAGTAAATCAGTATTAATCATGAACACACCAAAAGGATGTTTTGCTTGCCCATTTCATATGGTGGATTTCAATTTTAATTTATGCCTTGCAACAAGAAATGATTCAATCAGAACTATTTCTAAAGTAAGCCATGAAGGATTCAAAAAACTGGCAGGAAGACCCGAATGGTGTCCACTGAAAGAATTGCCAGAAAAATTGGAAGCGAGCACACGTGATAATGAAAGATGCGGTCAAGACGCGGAAAATAAGCGATAAAAATAAACAAGCGACAAAAACAAGCGGAAAGGAGAGGTGAAAGCATGATTGACTTAACAAATACATGTGTTCTGGTTAGAACAAAAGAAGAAAATGAAATGCTTCTCAAAGAAGCTGAGAAACAGGAATTCCATTGGTATAAAAAAGACCATTGCGAGCCATTACAAACACAATATTTTCCGGACATTTTAAAATTTTATAAATATGATATAACTTATGCGGCAAGTGTCAGATCAGACTTTGCTTTCTATGAGGCATCAGAACTCCTCGGGACAAAAGAAATGACAGTAAGAGAGTTTATTGAGCGGATTGCAGATGTTTGTAGATGCATCGAATCTGGCGGTGGAGAAGTTAAAAGAGGTGAAGTAGATGGAGAGATTAACACGCAGATTAAACAATAATAAAATTGTTGCGATAAAAGGGGACAGTTGCAATTATAGTGCGAACTCATTTGATTGTCAGCTTAGTGAAGGAAGAAAAAGATTAAAAACGGCATTAGAAAAACTTGCCGACTACGAGGACTTAGAAGAACAGGGCTTGCTTGTGAGATTGCCAGATGATTTAAACAAAGTGTTGTATCAAGTAAATTATAGGTGGACAGAATGCACTGAATACGGTGAGGAAAATAACAAATGCGAAATCTATGATTGTAAATGTGAATGTGATAGCAGGAAAGAATATTATATAGCCGAAGTTGGTTTGCAATATATTCAGATTGTAAATTATTATGATCGTCTTGGCAAATTTTTATTTTTAACTCGCGAAGAAGCTGAGAAGAAGTTGGAGGAGATGAAGAAATGAATAGCAAACCTACACCAGACATAACACCAAACCTTGCTATATCAGCATACCACGTACTACAGCAATATTGTACTGGACAGCCAGCGGATTGCAAAGGCTGCGGATTCTACGAACATTGTCCAGAATGTTTTCGAGGCATGCCATGTGACTGGAGTTTGAATGAAGAAGGTGGAATAAATGAATCTTAGAAAAGCTACACTAACTGATTATGGAGTGCCGCCGGATGATATACCGGCGCTTCAAAGTCATTTCAGACACCTTGACGAGAATGACAAGTACAATCTTCTGCAAGTATCAATCAAATATGCGCCAGGCATAGAAACACAGATATACGACAGCATAGTGAACTGTATAGGATACCGGACAATGGAACGATTCCGGGAGATGCCGGTATCTGAAAATGATTTCTACGGATACAAGCGCAGGACTATGGCAGAATACTATCACTTGGCAAAATTGACCGGAAGATTATAAAGTTGATAAAAACTAAAAGTGGTGTAGAGGTACATAACCCCTAGTGTGGTATTATAGTATATATAACTATAGCTATGCTAGGGGATTTTATGTCTGGAGGTGAGAACGTGGGAATGCCAATGGGGAAACCGCCCATGTATAAAACAGTAGATGAAATTGAAGAAAAAATTGAAAAATATTTTGAAGATTGTAAAGGACATCCTTTGACTGATAGCGAAGGCAAGCAGGTATTTAATAAATTTAGTTCACCAGTTTTTGTAGACGTTCATCCTCCAACAATTACAGGACTGGCATTGGCGCTTGGATTTGCAAGTAGGCAGGCACTTTTAAATTATCAAACAAAACCAGAGTTTAATGACACGATTACGCGCGCGAAAGCCAGAGTGGAACAGTACGCAGAGGAAAGGCTATTTGATCGTGATGGTTCAAATGGTGCTCAGTTCAGTTTGAGAAATAATTTTAAGGGATGGGATGCTGACAAGAAAAATGATGATTCTGGAGATGGAAAAATTACGATTGTAAATAATATTCCAAGGCCGGAGAAACAGAATGAATGAGAATCCGATTAATCTGGATGAAATTATAGCTCCTGCCTTTTACAATGTGTTCTGGGACATTTTGGACGGAAAACACACCTATTATGATTTGTATGGTGGGCGTGGATCTACTAAATCATCTTTTGTGGGTGTCATGATTCCTTTCCTGATGATGCAGGACGCAGAGAACGGCATAATGTCAAATACCGTTATTTTCCGTAAAGTTGGAAACACACTTCGAGAATCCGTTTATGAACAGATAGCATGGGGAATTGACACGCTCGGAGCCAATGAACTATGGGACACCAGTGTAAGCCCTATGCAGTACACTTATAAGCCTACCGGACAGAAAATCATATTCAGAGGACTGGACAAGGCAAAAAAGACTAAATCTATTAAAGCAAGCAAGGGATATTTCAAGTATCTCTGGTTCGAGGAACTTGACGAATTTTCGGGCATTGAAGAAATTCGTACAGTGCAACAGTCAGTTCTTCGAGGTGGCAGTAAGTTTGTTGTATTTAAGACATTCAATCCACCAATTAGCCGGAGCAACTGGGCGAATGTGTATGTAGAAGAGCCACGAGACGACAGCTACAGGCATAAGAGTGATTACAGATCAGTTCCTGTTGAATGGCTTGGTCAACAATTCATTGACGATGCGGAGCATTTAAGAAAGACAAATCAGAGAGCTTACGACCATGAATATTTAGGACTCCCGGTTGGACTTGGAACAAATATTTTTGAGCTGTTGGAGATTCGGACAATAACAGATGAAGAGATTCAGAAGTATCAAAGCATTTACCAGGGACAGGACTGGGGGTGGTATCCAGATCCTAAGGCGTTTCTCCGTGTAGCTTATGTTCCTAATCAGGAAAAAGTTTTTTTGTTAGACGAGCTTGGAGGTCCCAAGATAAGAAACAAGGAAATGGCTAATCAGATAAAGAAAAAAGGATATGACGATTATTCAATATCTTGCGGAGTTGATGAAGAAGAAAGTATTATTGACTTCCGAGATGCAGGGCTTCCAGCACGTAGGGCCATTGTTACACCGGGAAGCCGCAAATATACTTTTGAGTGGTTACAGTGCCGAACATTAGTCATTGATCCGGCACGAACGCCTAGAGCATACAAGGAAATTATCAATTATGAACATGAAGTAGATAGCAATGGAGAAGTTATCGCAGATTATCCAGATGGTAACGATCACTGGATAGATTCTCTCAGGTATGCGACAAGTCCATTGTCGATGAGAAGAGGACATAGTGCATAATGGGACTTATAACAACACTAAAAAGGTGGTTTAACATGATATTCAAAAAACAAGCTGAAGAGGATTTTAATATCCAGGCAGCAGAATTTCCAGAAATGGAATCACTGATTAACCGGTGTGCGAACATCTACAGAGGTGTGCCGGAATGGTTAGATGATAAGAATAATATCAAGACGATTAATTTCGCGAAATCTGTCTGCTCAGAGACAGCTCGGCTCGCAACACTGGCGATTGGCATTCAGATAGATGGTTCCGCAAGGGCAACATGGTTACAGGAGCAGATTGACAAGGTATATTTCCAGATTCGTCACTGGGTAGAATATGGCTGTGCTTATGGGACGGTATTTATCAAGCCAAACGGCGAAAGCCTTGACGTATTCACTCCGGCAGATGTGATGATTGTGGATTACGATAATCAGGAAATCAAAGGGATTATATTCAAGGACTCTTATACTGTTGGTAGAAAATACTACACAAGGCTCGAATATCACAGGTTTATTGAGACGACAGTGAACGGCGTAACAGCCTACCCGTACTACGTTTCTAACAGAGCCTATGTATCAAAATCCCCTCAGTCAATCGGAGACAAGATTGACCTTAAACAGACCAAATGGGCTGACCTAATGGCAGATACGCCGCCGATACTCAAGGCAAACGGTGAGAAGCTGGACGGACCGTTGTACGGAATGTTGCGGACACCGCAGGCGAACAATGTGGATATCAGTACACCACTTGGACTTCCAATATTCGCAGAAGCTATCGAAGAGCTGAAAGACCTTGACATTGCATATAGCAGAAATGCCGGAGAAATTTTTGATTCGCAGAAGATAGTTCTGGCAGATGACAGATTGCTGATGCCAAGCGGTACACCTGTAGCAGCCATGTCGCCACAGGGTATGGAGAACAGACGTAATGAGATGAACTTACCGCACTTTGTCAAGAATGTATTCGGACAGGACGAGAAAGAATTTTATCAAGAAATCAATCCGATTCTCAACACAGATACCCGTATAAGCGGAATAAATGCCATTTTAAGCCAGTTAGGATATAAGATTGGATTCTCCAACGGGTACTTTGTTTTCAACGAATCTAGCGGCATTCAGACGGCTACAGGAGTAGAAGCGGAACAGCAGAGGACAGTGCAGTTTATCAAGGATGTAAGGGATAAGTTGGAGTCTTGCCTAGATGAAGTTATTTACGCATTGAACGTTTACGCTGATCTGTACGGACTTGCACCTGTCGGAGCTTATGAAGTCAATTATGATTTTGGAGACATCCTCTATGTCAGAGAAAACGACCGTGCAAGGTGGTGGCAGTATGTGACCACTGGCAAAGTTCCGGCATGGATGTATTTCGTGAAATTTGAAGGAATGACGAAAGACGAGGCGGTAGCAATGGTTAAAGAAGCCCAGCCAGACGAACCAAAACTGTTTGGAGATGAGTAATTATGTTAAGCCCAGAATATTTACGCCGGATAACAGAGGGCAGTGAACAGATTGCGGAAGAATTGCATCAGTATATCATCTCTGAGATTGTGTCGAGAATGATGGCAAGAATTGGAAGAGGTGAAGATTATATTCTGACCAATGCTGATGCGTGGAGAATTAGAACGTTACAGGAATCTGGCGAACTGCTAGAGGACATTCTAGCAGAACTATCCAAATATACCAAACGTGAACAACAGGAACTTCTTGAAGCGTTTGAAGATGCCGGAATCACTGCAATGAACTATGACGATAAAGTCTATAAGGCAGCAGGATTAAGCCCTGTACCGCTCGAACAGTCCCCAGCAATGATAAGGCTCATGGAGCGCAACATGCTTGCAACCATGGGCGAGTGGAAGAATTTCACACGAACAACCGCAAGTGCCGCTCAGAGACTCTACATTGAGCAATGCGACCTTGCATATAATCATGTGATGACTGGGGCGGTTGGGTATACGCAAGCCATCAAAGAGGCGGTTAACAACGTTGTGAGTGATGGCGTATATGTTGAGTACATAAACAAAGAGACAGGAAAGAAAAGACGTGATACAATCGAAACAGCAGTAGCACGTTCTGTCAGAACTGGTGTGGCTCAGGCTACGGGAGATATATCTCTAAAGCGCATGGAAGAAATGGACTGGGATTTGATTCTGGTCAGTGCTCATATGGGAGCCAGAACAGGTGACGGCGGTCAGGATCCGGGAAATCACTCATGGTGGCAAGGAAAGATATACTCCCGTTCTGGCAAGAGTAAGAAATTTCCACCGTTCTCATTGACCGGATATGGAACAGCAAGTGGACTGTCAGGCATCAACTGTCGGCACAGTTTTGGAGCCAGTGACGGAGAATTTAATCCCTATGCAGAATTATCAGCACAGGACAAAGCCGACAAAGGTAAGCAGTACGAAAAAGAACAGCGGCAACGTACTTATGAACGGAGAATCCGCAAAACGAAGCGTGAAGTTCTCGGACTGCAAGCAGGAGTTGACAATGCACCGAATGAAAAGGCAAAATTCGCATTACAACAAGACCTTGACCGGAAGTCTTATCTTTTACAGAAACAAAATGCTACATATAAGGAATATTGCAAGCAGAACGACCTGAGGGAACTGCAAGACCGACTCATGATAGCAAAGTGGAATCGCCAGAATGCTGCAAAAGCCAGAGGAGCGGCAAAACGATATAAAACAGCAAAGGGGATTGACTGATGGATAGATGGGAATATTTCAATCCGAATCCTGTTAAGGGTAAGAGAACCGGAGATTGCGTTGTCCGGGCAATATGCAAGGCAACCGATTTTGACTGGGAAACGGTATTCGCCGGATTAATGGTGCAGGCATGTACTCTGTCAGATATGCCAAGCGCAAATTATGTTTGGGGAGCGTATCTCTATAAGCATGGATACAGACGTAAACTGATAGAACAGTCAGAGCGATATATCTATACAGTCAACGACTTTTGCACAGATCATCCAACAGGTACATACATCCTCTGCATAGATGGTCATGTGGTGACAGTACAAGATGGCGAATATTTCGATACATGGGATTCCGGTAATGAGATCCCGGTATATTACTGGGAAAAGGAGTAGCTAAATGAGCATATCAGAATTTATACAGATTTTTCTCTCTATCTGCGGAGGAGTGTCTATTGTCGGAGGAGCGGCGGCTGTAATCTTTAAATGGATTACTCCGGCATTCCGACTTAATAAGCGAGTAGAGACACTGGAAGAACATGACAAGCGAGATTATGAGAGTCTTCAGAGGATCGCAGAACGAGATTCATTAATTCTGGAAGTGTTATCAACCATGTTGGATAGTCAGATTAGTGGGAATAATGTCGAAGAATTAAAAAAAACAAAACAGAAGCTTACAAATTATCTTGCGCAGAATCAGCGTTAGCATTAGTAAGGGGTATGCTCATGAAATTATATGTGTTCACAAAGAAAGATATAGACAGATTCTTGATAGAGTGTAATTTCACACCGGACGAAGAAAGATTGTTCCGGTTGAGATGCAAGGAATATACGCTCGAATACTGCGCTGAACAGATGAATGTGAGTATCTCCACGGCGAAACGATTAAGCCGGAGGGTGAACAATAAAATAATTAAAGTATGCTGATACTTTTCAGATACTTATATGGGTCTTAGACGAACTGTCTAAGGCTCTTTTTTTATGTAAAAATAGTCATAGAAAGTCATAGAATAAGTCATAGAATAAGTCATAGGAGGTGTACGAGATGGCATTATATAACAATCCTTATCAATATAGTTTTGGTGTTCCGGGACAGATGAACCAGTTTCAGCAACAGCCTGTCCAGATGCCAACTCAACCAGTACAGCAACCCCAGCAGAATAACAATGGTATCCTGTGGGTGTCTGGAGAAGTAGGTGCAAAATCCTATCTGGTAGCACCCGGGACAAGTGTTTTACTAATGGATTCAGAATCAGAAAAATTCTTTATAAAATCCACAGACGTTTCCGGTATGCCACAGCCATTGCGAACGTTTGAGTATCATGAAGTAGGCACTCAGATGCCGCCTAAACAGCCTGTTCAGAACATGGACAGTAAGTACGTCACCAGACAGGAATACGATGATTTAAAAGCCAAATGTGACGCTATAGCAAGTCGATTAAATTCGTTTTCTGAACCTGTTAGGGCTAATACCGTGCAGGAATCAGCAGTCAAGGGAGGAAACGCAGATGAGTAATCCATTATTTAACGCCCTCGGTGGTGGAATGCCGCAGGGAAACGGACCAATGCAGATGATACAGCAGTTTATGCAGTTTAAGCAGAATTTTAAGGGAGACCCGAAAGCAGAAGTTGAGAAGATGTTACAGTCTGGGAAGATTTCCCAACAGCAACTTAATCAGGTTCAGCAGATGGCAGGACAGTTCCAAAACCTGCTGAAAGGAATGAAATAGTACATTACAATCTGGCCAGATTGATGTAAATACACAAAAAGGAGATTATATTATGGATGGAAATTATAGCTTAGCAGATATTGCTGCTGCTACTGGAAATGGTAGAAATAATGACGGCATGTTTGGTGGAGATGGTAGCTGGTGGATTATTGTTTTATTTATTTTTGCTTTCTTCGGATGGGGAAACAACGGCTGGGGCAATAATGGCAATGGCGGCGGATATACAGCCACAGCAGCTACTCAAACAGACATTCAGAGAGGATTTGACAATTCCGCAGTGATCAGCAAGCTTGACGGAATCAATAACGGTCTCTGTGACGGATTCTATGCAGTGAATAACGGTATGCTTACCGGATTTAACGGAATCAACACCAACATCATGCAGACTGGCTTCGGCATCCAGCAGGCTATTAACGCTGACACTGTAGCAAATATGCAGAACACAAATGCTTTGCAGGCACAGCTAGCTCAGTGTTGCTGCGACAACAGGGAGGGACAGGCTCAGATCAGATATGATATGGCTACCAGTACTTGTGCAATCCAGAACTCAATGAACAACAACACCAGAGATATTCTGGACAATCAGAACAGCAACACCCGTGCCATTCTTGATTATCTTTGCCAGAAAGAGACAGCAGACCTTAGAGCAGAGAATCAGGCACTTAAACTGGCGGCTTCTCAGTCCGCACAGAATGCTTACATTGCGGCAAACCAGGAAGCGCAGACAGCAGAACTGATTCGTAGGATAAATCCTATGCCTGTGCCATCCTACGTAGTCCCGGCTCCATATCCATATTCTGGATGCGGATGCAATGGAAATTGTAATTGTTAATTTTTTTTGACAGAAAAATTAGAATTGTTTATGTACCTAATTTCTGATATAATATAAAAAAAAGAAGGAGGTTAGGTACATGGCAATAAAAGATTTATCTGGTGAAAAATTTGGCATGCTTACAGTGTTGGAATACGCAGGAAAGAGTGAAAAAGGTTATCATTCTTGGAAATGTAAGTGTGATTGTGGGAAAATCGTAGTAAAAAGCGGAAAAGGTTTAAGAAACGGACATATAACGAGTTGCGGCTGTAGGCACAAAGCCAAAGACTTAACAGGTATGGTATTTGGAAATTTAAAGGTTGTAAAAATAGTAGGCAAAAAAAATAGAAACACATTATGGCTTTGCCGCTGCGAATGTGGAAAATATGTTGAATGCTATCAATATAATCTTGAAAGAGGTACAAGTACTTCTTGTGGATGTCTTAGAAGCTATTATGCAAAAAAAACAAGGTCTTGTCATGGAGAGTCTACAGGGAAGTTTTATAAAAAGTGGAGTTCCATAAAATCAAGATGTTACAATAAAAATACTCCCAGCTATAAAAATTATGGCGGAAGAGGAATAAAAATGTGTGATGAATGGCTTGATTTTTGGAGCTTTAGAGAATGGGCGTATTTAAACGGATATTCCGAGGGACTTACACTTGAAAGAATAGACGTAAATGGGAATTATGAACCATCAAATTGTAAATGGATACCGATGGAAGAACAGGCGAACAATAAGCGTAATAATTCATTTATTGAATATGGTGGAAAAAAGCAAACATTGTCGCAGTGGTCAAAAGAACTTGGTGTTGGAAAAGAAGTTCTTAGTTATAGGTATCGAGCGGGATGGACACCGGAAGAATGCCTTTTCGGAAAAGAGTCCGTAGGGAAACATCAGCTTCCAAGAATGAGCATACCGGAATATTTAAAAAGTAAATAATAGTATCTTAATCTTTATGATTATGTCGGCTTATGCCGTATTACACAGAGGGGCAGGCTGAGACCTGTCCTTTTGTGATATGAAAGGAGTATTTTTATGTCAGAATTTACAAATGTAGCTGCTCAGACTGTAGCAGCAAATGGAAATGTAGTATTTTCAAACATAGCAGTCAAAGGTTCTAACTGTATTCAGCACAGAGAGGGAAGTGGAATCATCACGCTGAGAGGACTTACTAACCAGTGCAAGGCTAGATTTTTCGTGGACTTCTCTGGCAATATCGCAATTCCAACGGGCGGTACTGTCGGAGCTATTTCTCTGGCTATTGCAATCTCTGGCGAACCAGTATTATCTTCTCAGATGATTTCCACACCGGCAGCAGTAGATCAGTATAATAATGTGTCTTCCGGAATTTACGTGGATGTACCACGCGGATGTTGCGTTAATATCGCGATAGAGAATACCAGTGATCAGGCTATTTCTGTTGCGAACGCAAACATTGTTGTAACAAGAGAGGCGTAGGAGGTGCAGTTATGAGAGATATCAAGGATTTATGTGCAAGGATAGAAGACGAGCTTGCAAAAATCGCAGACAGTGGACTGACCACTGGAAATCTGGAAATGACATACAAGCTGATTGATATGTACAAAGATATAAAGAACACGCAGTACTGGGATAAGAAAGCGGAGTATTACAACGCTGTCCTTGATGAGATGCGTGGTGGCTACAATGACGATTACAGCGAACGTGGAAGAAAGCGCGATAGCATGGGGAGATACAGCGCAAATGATGGCAGAATGATGCCAGATTATGACCGGGGCAGTTCTTATGCCAGACGTGGTGAACATTATGTCAGAGGGCATTACAGTCGTTCTGACGGACGAGATGCTTATGACGACTACATGACGCAGAAGCAAAGCTATCGTTCCGGCAAGTCTGAAGACTGCAAGAGGAAGATGCTTGCCGCTCTGGAAGAACATCTGGACGAACTTACAACAGAAATGAGCGATATGTCCAAGGATGCAGAGTGCCGGGAGGAACGCGATCTTGTCAAGAGATACGTGGAAAAACTTCGCGATATGCTCTAAAAACGCAAAAAGTGGTAGAGAGGTAGTTAAAATAAATCTGTTATAATGTAATTGTGCAGCAGGAAGCACAGTGGTTGTTTTGACATTTTTGTTTTATCCTCCTTTCTTTAACTAAATAGCTGGTGCGCACGCTTTAATGGAGAGTTAAACAGGTTCGAGTCCTGTCGTGCGTATTTGCCGTCTGGCACGCAAGATGGCATACCTCCTTGATTAAGGTTTTTGTTATTCATACTTTTCTTAAAAAAGAAATAAATATCCGAAACAACTCGTGGTAGGCATAACACGTTAAATACCTTGCTAATCCGGGGATCCGGGCTATGTGGAATGTACGTTAATGGTAGACTGACAGGGTCGCGCCCTGGGTTCCGGTTCGATTCCGGGCGTTCCGCTTTGATTTGGTTAAAATTATGCTGTTTGTTTGCAGGCGGTCTATGATTTGGCTGAATCACAACATCATGATGCTGTAAAGGTTATGTCTTATCCTGTAGACTAATGTTTAGTCCGAAAAGGCACTTCAATGTGGCTTCGCCAAGTGGTAAGGCACCGGGCTTTGACCCCGAGAGAGGAACACTCATTCATTGGTTCGAATCCAATAGCCACAGTTACCCTGTCAGTGGTCTAACTGGCTTAATCCATTTTACCTGCGGCGGCAGGTCAATAAACACGACCAGGAGGATGTTATGCAGAAACTTATTGACACATTAAAATCATTTGGAATTGAAATCCCGGAGGACAAACAGGCAGATGTGAAGAAAGCACTTTCAGAGCATTATAAGAATGCAAAAGAAGTATCAAAAACTCTGTCAAAAATCGAGGGTGAACGTGATGACTGGAAAGAACGTGCTGAGACAGCAGAGGAAACCTTAAAAGGTTTTGACGGTATCGACCCGGCAAATGTTAAAACCGAGTTAGAGACTTGGAAACAGAAAGCGGCAGATGCAGAGAAAGAATTCAACGCAAAAATCTATGACCGTGATTTCTCAGATGCTCTGAAAGCAGCACTCGATGATGTTAAATTTTCCAGTGAGGCTGCAAAGAAATCAGTCATGGCAGACATCAAAGAAGCTGGATTAAAACTGAAAGACGGTAAAATCCTTGGGCTGAACGATCTGATCGAGCAGATGAAGCAGTCTGACGCATCCGCTTTTGTGGATGAATCTCAGCAGCAGGCTCAGCAGAATCAGGCGAGATTTACAACACATGTTGGACAGCAGCAGACACCGGGAAACATGACAAAGAAAGATATCGAAGCAATCAAAGACCCGTCCGAGAGACAGGCTGCAATTGCTCAGAATATCCAGTTATTCCAGTGATTTTTTTACACCGACTATACATCAGAGTATAGCCGCTAACCCAATACCTTAACAATTATGGGTAGAAAGGATTTTTTATATGGCAGCAAAAGCTAATCTTATTATGAGTAATGATATTCAGGTCACAGCGCGTGAGATTGACTTTGTAACCAGATTCGAAAGAAACTGGGAACACTTACGTGAGATTCTTGGTATCATGCGTCCAATCAAAAAACAGCCGGGTGCTGTACTGAAATCTAAGTACGCAGAGGGTACTTTACAGAGCGGAAATGTTGGTGAGGGCGAGGAAATCCCTTACAGCAAGTTTACTGTAAAAGAAAAGAGCTATGCGGAAATGACTATCGAAAAGTACGCAAAGGCTGTATCTATCGAAGCAATCAAGGATCACGGTTATGAGAACGCTGTTCAGATGACTGATGATGAATTCCTTTTCCAGCTTCAAACTGACGTTACCGGCAGATTCTATGATTATCTGAAAACCGGTACACTTACTTCCACAGAAACAACATTCCAGATGGCTCTGGCAATGGCTAAAGGCCGTGTAGAAAATAAATTTAAACAGATGCACAGAAATGTGACTGGCGTTGTTGGATTTGTGAACATTCTGGACGTATACGAATACCTCGGAGCAGCTGAAATCACTATTCAGAACCAGTTCGGCTTCCAGTACATGAAAGACTTTATGGGATTCAATACCATTTTCCTGTTATCTGACAGTGAAATCCCGAGAGGACAGGTTATTGCTACCCCTGTTGAAAACATCGTGCTTTACTATGTTGACCCGAACGAATCTGATTTCGCAAGAGCAGGTCTTGTATACACCGTATCTGGCGAAACAAACCTGATCGGATTCCACACTCAGGGTAACTACCACACAGCAGTGTCCGAAGCGTTCGCAGTTATGGGACTTACTCTTTTTGCGGAGTACATTGATGCAATTGCAGTAATTACCATTGACGAAACACCGACCCTCGGTACTCTGACAGTAACATCTGCGGCTGGAACAGCAACCGGAAATACAAAAATTACCGTAAATCCAGCTAAAGAAAATGCCAACAATGTGTATAAATACAAAGTTGCGGCAGAAGTATCAACTGTTGGATATGGACAGAATCTCAGAAACTGGACTACATGGGACGGAAAAGCTGACATTAAGGCTACAACCGGACAGAAGATCACAGTGGTTGAGTGTGATGGAACATACAAAGCACTGAATGCCGGAAACACAAGCGTAACAGCGAAATCATAAACGTAGGAGGTGACTGGCATGGCTTATGCAGATTATAAATTCTATACAGAATCACTCGGCAATGTCGTGCCAGAAGCCGACTTTCCACGACTGGCAGAAAGAGCCAGTGATTTTGTAGATACAATGACGTTTGACAGGTTGGTGGATGGACTGCCGACGAATGAGCGCTCTCAGAAACGCATCAAAAAGGCGGTCTGTTCATTGGCTGAATTAATGTATCAGGTTGAGCTTGCTGAAAAGAATGCTGCCAATGCCGCCGCTAGTGGAGCATCAACCACAGCCGGGTCCGGTGGTAGCACTACAGGCATTGTAACCTCTGTATCTTCCGGCAGTGAATCCATTTCCTACGCCACGCCTCAGCAGATTGGAGCAAGTGCAAAGGAATGGAGCGCAGTGTATGCCGCCGCCGGAGATGTACAGAAAACGAATGACTTACTTCTTAAGACAGCTTTACCATTGTTGATGGGGGTAAGGACGGATGATGGGATACCAATTTTATATGCAGGAGTGTGATAGATATGAGTTTTAGAGAAGCATGGTTTCAGCTTTTAAATGGCAAAAAAATTAAGCTCCCATCTTGGAGCGGATATTGGGCATGGGAAGACAATACGATCAAAATGCATTGTAAGGACGGTAAAGTGCTGGATATCAGAGAGACTGATAATGTGGCGTATACGTTTTCTAATGTTGCATCGCATGATTGGGAGGTAGTTGAATAATGGACATTTCAACATTAGGCTCATGTATAGCAATCGTTATGATCTGCTACATCGTAGGAATGGGCTGCAAAGCATCAAAAAGAATCTCTGATGAATGGATTCCAGTAATCATGGCGGTTATTGGTGGAATTCTCGGAGCGGTCGGAATGGGAATTATCCCGGATTTCCCGGCAACGGATTATATCACGGCAGTTGCAGTCGGTATGTTTAATGGACTGTCGGCCACTGGTGTGAATCAGGTTATTAAACAGACAGTGCAGAAAGAATAATTAAGGAGAGGGTATCATGTATTCATCTAAAATTACACTTTTCAACTATTACGAAAGTGCCACGACAGGAGATGCGTACTGGTATCCTCATGTTTTATCTGGTGTCGACCTTATTACCGATAAAGGAGCAATCCTTAAGAAGTACGGACCAGATGCAACAGACAACGCACAGTTGCACGTACGCTATACTGTCCAGAACGGTGATATAACCATTGCTGACAGGAATGGTAAGATTCTCCCATGGGTGCCACCTAAGGAGTGGAAAAGACAGATTAACAATGCTCTGGAAGATACTATTACATTCTCAGAGGAATCGTTTTTCTGGGAGGGTGAGTGGACTGGTGGAACAGTCACTGATGGTGATTACAGAAATGGATTCTATCAGTACATGAATGAGAATAAGGATAATGTGTTTAAGATTACCAGTGTTGGCGGTCCGTATACGCTGATTCCGCATTTTGAGATTCTAGGTAAGTGATATGAGTAAAATTCATCATTTCAAAGGATTCTCCGTAGTTGATGGAGATATGAAAATTAAACTGAATATGAACAGATTCTCCAGACAGTATCAAGAAGCTCAGTATCTCCTTGATGGAATGGTTATGGACAGTATGATTCCATTCATGCCAATGATCTCAGGAAATTTTATTAACCGTACAAGAGCAGAAAGTACATCTTTACAAGGCAGTGGAAAAGTATGTGCGGCGGCGGCTCCATACGGGCGCTTTCTGTATGAGGGTAAAACCATGGTTGACGAATCAACCGGAAGCCCTTATGCGAGACGTGGAGCAAAGAAAGTCCTTGTCAGTCAGTTCTCTGGTCGGACAGCTGCAAAGGAGAATCTTGAATACACCAAACAGGCACACCCACAAGCGCAAGCTAAATGGTTCGATGCCGCTAAACGACAATACGGTAGCACATGGATACGTAAAGTAAAAGCACAGGCAGGAGGCGGTAGACATGGCAGATAAACCTATCAGTAAAGATGCAACCGGATATGAAATTTTGACAGACGCCATGAAGGCACTTCTGAACCAGTATCCCGGGCTATACGAAAATGAAACAATCAAATTTGAGGAACTTGGCAAAGAATCCGGAATCGCTTTCTCAGCAGACAACGGAGCTTTAGTCTATTCGGAAAAAGAAGATGTATGTGGAGTAATGCATCAGGTATGCCAGTACCCATTTTATGTGGTTTACCGAACAGCATCTGACAAGGAACGACAGAAGTTATCTGTTCAGAAGTTCCTGGACAGTCTCGGCAAATGGATATGTCGAGAACCAGTTGTCATAAATGGCTCTGAGACACGTTTAAATGCGTTTCCCGAGCTTTCACAGGGGCGAGTGATAAAACGCATCACTCGTGACAACTCCTATGGTTTAGAGCCACAGGAGAGTGGTGTGCAGGACTGGTTATTGCCATTGTCAGTGCGCTACGAAAACACTTATGAAGTAATATAACGTAACAACCGGCTATCAATCAGAGATAGTCGCTAACCTACACAGCCTTTTAAAAGTATAGGCAGAAAGGACATTTCTATGGCAGTTACAGGCAAAATTGACCGTAAATACATGGCTCATTATATTGACGCAGGTTCCCTCTGTGGAGGGCTGACGCCGAAATATGAGCGTCTTGGCAAGGATCTGGAAGAGTACAATGTAGAACTCAATCCGGACACTGAAACCTCTAAAAACATTCTCGGAGAATCCACGTTCAAACATAACGGCTACGAAGTTTCTTCTGATGCTGATCCGTTCTATGCAGACACTACATCTGATCTGTTCACAGCATTACAGAAGATTGTAGATGGACGCCTCAAGGACGATAACCTCAAGACAAAAGCAGTTGAAGTCCATCTCTGGACAGAAGCCACAGCAGGCAAGTATGAAGCGTATCAGCAGGATTGCTACGTTGTGCCGACCTCCTACGGTGGTGACACATCTGGTTATCAGATTCCGTTCACAGTTAATTACGTTGGAGAACGTGTCAAAGGTAAATTTGATATTACTTCCGGCTCATTCACAGCTGACAGCGAATAATTTTTTAGGAGGGCGTAGAAAATGGCAAAGACAATTAATACAAGCATTGATGATGGATTTCTTATTTTTACATTCACAAACAAGCAGGGAGAAATCTTTTCTTCCTTTAAGCTGAACCCGACCGACATCAATGTTGCAGCAAGAGCGGAAGAATTGGAAACTTTCTTTGAACAGGCTCAGGAATCTGTTAAAAATGTTTCTTCCAGCAAAGAAATGGCAGAGATTAATAAGCAGATTGAGGACAAAATCAATTATATGCTCGGATACGAAGCATCTAAGGATTTATTTAAAGAACCAATTACCGCAACAACTGTTTTTGGAAATGGTCAGGTGTTCGCCTATATCGTTCTGGACAAAATCAATGAAGCACTTACACCGGAAATTGAAAAAAGAAAGAAAAAAATGCAGGAAGTGGTCAATAGGTACACGGAGAAGTATACAAAATGACCGCCTATGAACTTCCCACCTCACTAAAAATCGGTGAGGTGGATTTTTCTATCAGAACGGATTTTCGAGCAATTATAGATATTCTAATTGCCATGAATGACCCGGAATTAGACGAGCAGGCGAAAGCAGTTGTTATGTTACAAATTCTGTTTGAGGACTGGCAAAGCATACCGGCTGAGCGTCTGGATGAAGCTTGCCAGAAAGCATGTGAATTTATTGACTGTGGACAGGCTGATGATAGTCCGAATAAGCCTAAACCCCGTTTGATGGACTGGGAACAGGACGGTGACATGATTGCACCAGCGGTAAACAAGGTTGCTGGTAAAGAAATCAGATCAGTACCTTATATGCACTGGTGGACGTTCTTCGGGTACTTCATGGAATCTGGCGAATGTCTTTTTAATACCGTAGTTGGAATTCGTTCAAAAAAGGTAAAGGGCGAAAAGCTCGATAAATGGGAGAAGAAATTCTATCAAGAGAACAAGAATATTATTGATATAAAAACACGTCTCAGCGACGAGGAGCAAGCTTATAAAGATAAGCTGAATGAGATGTTGAACCTCAAATAGTTAGGAGGTGGACACATGGCTGCTGATGGCTCAGTCATTATTGATACCAGAATGGATACAACCGGTGTCCAGAACGGCGTGTCAGCAATCAAACAGTCATTTAATGGACTTGGCAGCGCGGTAAAAAAAATAGGCGTACTGATTGGCGGAGCGTTCGCGATTGGGAAACTGTCCCAGTTTGGGAAAGAGTGCATAGAACTTGGTTCTAATCTGGCAGAAGTACAAAACGTGGTCGATGTTACATTTACCACCATGTCGGATAAGGTCAATGAATTCGCCAAAAACGCCATGACCTCAGCCGGACTGTCAGAGACAATGGCAAAAAGGTATGTCGGTACGTTCGGGGCAATGTCTAAGTCGTTCGGATTCTCAGAGTCGCAGGCTTATGACATGTCAACAGCTCTGACACAGCTGACTGGTGATGTAGCATCATTTTATAACATTAGTCAGGATCTGGCGTATATCAAACTGAAATCAGTGTTTACGGGCGAAACGGAAACACTTAAAGACTTGGGTGTCGTTATGACACAAAGCGCACTAGACCAGTACGCACTGGCGAACGGTTATGGTAAAACCACATCTGCCATGACCGAACAGGAGAAAGTTGCTCTCCGATTGGCTTTTGTACAGAAACAGTTGTCTGCCGCATCTGGTGACTTTATCCGAACATCAGACAGCTGGGCGAATCAGATGAGAGTGATGCAGTTACAGCTGCAATCTCTCAAAGCAACAGTCGGACAGGGGCTGATTAATATTTTCACACCTGTTCTGAAAGTGATCAATATTCTGCTCGGCAAATTGGCAACTCTGGCGAATGCCTTCAAGTCATTTACGGAGCTTATCACTGGTAAGAAATCATCAGGTCAAACAGGTGCGAGTGGTGCAGGCCTTGCCGGAACGGATACAATAGCCGACACAGCCGATCAATACGGAGAAGCTGCCGATAATGCTGAAAAGCTGGCAGATGCTACAAATGATACAGCGGACGCAACCAAGAAAGCTACTAAAGCGGCAAAAGGATACCTTAGTCCTCTTGACGAAATAAATAATTACTCAACGGATAAAAGTACGGATTCATCGTCAAAAACGCCGAGTGCGACTGGTGGACTTGTAGATCAGATGAAAGATGCTGTACAAAATGTTGATTATGGAAAGGTTGCAGAAGGCGAGACAGTTCTTGATAAAATTAGTGATTCGGCAAAGAAACTTGCAAATTTGTTCAAAAAACTTTGGAAGCCTTTTCAGGACGCATGGAAAAAAGAGGGCAAGAACACCATTGACGCAGCAAACATTGCTTTGTCGGGAATTGCGAAGCTTGCCAAAAGTGTAGGCAGGAGTCTCATGGAAGTCTGGACAAACGGTACAGGTACGACAATGCTTACAACCATGCTAAGGATTGCTCAGAACGTGCTTAAAACTATTGGGAATATTGCATCTGGTTTTGCCGATGCGTGGAATAAGAACAATGTCGGAACGCAGATTATACAGAACATCGCAGATGCTCTTGTGGTGGTTATGCAGTTCATTGAGAGAATTGCCGCAGATACGGCAACGTGGGCGGCAAACTTAGATTTCTATCCGCTGTTAGAATCTATCAGTAATCTGACAAGTGCATTTGCACCAATTCTGGAATCCATTGGAAATGTTCTTGAATGGATTTACAATAACATCGTTCTTCCGATGTTGAAATGGGTTATTGAGGTAGGACTTCCAACAGTGATTAATTTAGTCGCAAAAGTAGCAACTTTTCTTGCTGATCATCAGTCGATTGTTGAAGCGTTCGGCGCAGCCCTAATCGGAGCGTTCGCGGCAGCAAAGATTGCAGAATTAGCATCGGGAGTTATTAAAAGTGCATCTGGAATAGCTACAGCTGTAAAAGGACTTATCGCGTTAATGACTGGCACTGGCGGGATCATGGGTGGAATCAAGGCCATTGCGACAGCAATCGGTACTGGCGGGATTTTCGCGATCGCAGTCGGTGCTGCTATAGCAATCGGAGTTTTGCTGTACAAAAACTGGGATGAAATATGCGCGGCAGCAACAAAATTAAAAGACTGGGTTGTTGAAAAGACTCGTGAATTGTCAGAATCAGCAACACGTACATTAAGCAATTTGAAAGAAAAGATAGCTAATGTTTGGAATATTATTAAAACATCAACATCTACTACTTGGAACGCAATCAAAAAGACACTTTCTGGCCTTTGGAACTCTCTTAAATCTACAGCCAGCACAGTATTTAATGCAATTAAAACCAAAGTTACTGGCGTTTGGGATAAAATAAAAGACAAGACATCTCGAACATGGGAAAGTGTTACTACTTTTATATCTACTAAGGTCGAAGCGATAAAAACCGCTATTACTGATAAGTTTAATGCCGCCAGAGATGCAGTCAGATCTGCATTTGAAGGCATTGTGAATTTTATTAAAGCCCCGATTAATCAGGCAATCAGTATTGTTAATAATGCAGTTGGGATGATTAATAATGCAATTGGTGGAATTGAATCTGCTTTCTCTTTCGGGCCTTGGACTGTTCCAACACCGTTTGGTTCAAAGACTATTGGATTTCATGCAACATTTCCACGTGTCGGAACTATTCCGTATCTGGCCAGCGGTGCAGTCATTCCACCGCGAAGTGAATTTCTTGCAGTATTAGGAGATCAGAAGAAAGGGAATAACCTGGAAGCGCCGGAAAGCTTGCTGCGACAGATTGTCCGGGAAGAGTCAGGGAAAGGACAGGGAAACGGAAACACTTACAATGTTACAGTCAATGCATCTGGCAGAAAACTATTAGACATTATCATTGATGAAGCAGAGCTTAGGAGACGCAGAAATGGCGGTCAGAATCCATTCTTGTTAGGAGGTGTGTAAATGGCACAGGAACAGTTTAAGATTGATGGGGTCACTATAAAGGCCCCTGACACATATAAGCCAGTGTTCGCAACTACATCCACAGAAAGTTCTAAAAGAAGTCAGGATTTAGTTATGCATAACACACCAATGGGAACCATTGCTGGGTATGACATGGAATGGGGTGAACTTAAATGGGACGAGATCGCGAATATTCTAAATTTGATGATTAATAAAAGCCAGTTCACTTTTCATCATAAGGACCCCAGAACTCCGGGCAAATGGGTCGACAAGACGTTCTATGCATCTAATTTCAACATGGCAGCGCAAACGCTCAAAGGCAATGAAGAACGATGGACAGGATTAACTATTAATGTAAGGAGCATTCGACCGGTATGATTAATGTTACAAATCAGTTAAAAACAGAATCCCTCTTAAATAGTAACTATTATGTTACGGCGAATGCGGTGCTGCGTGATGGGACAACTTTAAACCTGGAAAAAGAAGATTTCTACCTTGACGGAAACGGCATTGTAGATTCTTCTGATTCCGGGGACTTCCCTATAGGTGTAGCCATTGAAAAAACAGCAACATTGGCGCTGGTCAATGATGATGATAGGTTCTCTGACTACAACTTTGTCGGGGCACAGTTCACCCTATTTTTAAATTTGCAACTGTCTGATAGATTGGAAACCATTCGCCGCGGCACATTCATTGTATCAAAAAAACCTGCCACGTCCGATGAGATTAATCTCACTTTGCTGGACTATATGAGTAAGGCAGAGACAGGCTACAATACAAACCTTGTTTTCCCATGCTCTGTCAGAGAGGTTTTAGAAGATGCCTGTCAGCAGACCGGGATTGTGCTGGGTGATGCAGTATTTAAAAATGCAGACTATCAGGTACAAAAGAAACCGGAGAACACCACTTTCAGAGCAGTAATCGGTATGGTTGCAGCTTTGGCAGGTGGTAACGCTCGTATTGACGAGAATGATAATTTGCGAATCATCACTTTTGACGATGGTACAGACACTATTACCTTAGAAACAGTTCCATGGTGCGACATTAACGGAAACACTATTCTTGACATTGATAGTAACGAGATTGAGACAATTCTCGAGCGAAAAGGATTTAAGCCCAATTTTATCAATAACCTTACTTATGATGTTGACGATGTAGTTGTCACCGGGGTCAAATATGTGAATAATGAAACAGAATATAAGTACGGCACGGACGGGTACGTCATCACGATTGACAACAAGCTTCTGACAGGAAATGAGCAAGTCGGTGTAGATTTGATCGGAAAAGAACTTGTCGGCATGAGATTAAGACCATTCTCTTGTGACAGCATAGCGATTGGGTACGCCACATTTGGAGACAGGGTTACTTTTGCAGACATTAAAGGAAACATTTATTATTCCTACTTAACAGATGTAGACTTTGCTTTTTCTGGAAGCACAAGTTTTGCATGCAATGCTAAAAGCATGGAGGATATTGATGCAGATTATCCCGACAGTATGCAGGTAGAGGTTGACAACCTTAAGAAAGATTCCGAAAAGAAAATCACTGCTTACGATGCAAAATTAAAGCAGATGAACGAATTAGCCGCAAATACACTTGGATTTTATTTTACTGAGGAAATTCAGCCGGATGGGTCTTCGGTATCATATCGTCATGATAAACCATCCTTAAAAAATTCAAAAGTAATTTATAAAACAGGTGTGAATGGATTCTTCCTTTCAGTTGATGGTGGAAACACCTGGAAAGCAGGATTCGATTCCAATGGAGACGCAGTTCTGAATATATTGTACGCAATCGGCATTCAGTCTGATTGGATCAATACAAGAGGATTCACGGCAAAAGACAATGACGGCAACATTACATTCCGCATTGATGCAGAGACAGGGGCTGTCAATCTTAATGCCACAGAACTCACAATTAAAGGAAAAACGCCTGAAAATGTCGCAAATGCCGAGGTTGAGAAATTTATTACAGAAGTGTATTCTCCGCAGATTAAGGTTCTTCAGGAGCAGATTGACGGACAGATAGAAGCATTCTTTGGAGACTATGTTCCTGATGGTAATAATGAACCGGCATCCACTTGGGCAGATGATACAACCAAAGAGAAACACTTAGGTGACCTGTTTTATATTGTAAACAACGAAGAATATGGTGGACAGGCTTACAGATATGCAAAGATTAATGGCGAATACAAGTGGGATTATGTAAAAGACACTGCGGTGGTCAAAGCTCTGGCTGATGCGGCGCAGGCACAAAACACGGCAAATGCAAAGAAGAGAATTTTCGGAGCAGAGCCGGTTCCACCTTACGATATTGACGATTTATGGGTTCAGGGAAAGACAGGGGACATTCTTAAGTGTCAAAAGGCAAAGGCAGAGGGCGCAAGCTATGACGCCGATGACTGGGTGAGAGCATCTAAGTATACAGATGATTCAGCAGTTACAGCCTTTATCAAGGGCGTTTTTGCCGATACGATTGAAAGTCTCCAAGAGCAGCTTGACGGCAAAATTCAGACCTGGAGCCAGGATACAGACCCGGCGCTTGAATGGACAGAAACAGAAGAGATTCCGTGGACAGATGTTGATGGCAATTCCATTCTGGACGTAGGTGGAAATGAGATTTTAATTGTTTGGGAAAAAGGCAAATATATCCACAAAGGAGACCTTTGGCAGAATACTGCAAATAACACGCGCTGGCGTTGGGACGGAAATAAATGGGTAGAACAGGAAGTACCAGACTATCTGTTTGATAAGATTGATGGGAAAGCGGCAGTTTATTTTGAACAACCTAAACCACCATATAATGAGGGAGATTTCTGGGTCACATCAAAAGCAGATGGCGAAGCTTCTATCAAAACAGCGGTTAGAAGCCGGTCGGATGGTGCATTTACCGATACTGACTGGATTGATTTCAAATATGCCGATAAAACCGACATTGACAATGCGGTAAAAGAGTATGATACAAGCCTTGGACAGAATGAAGTATTTAATAAGCTGACGAACGGCGGTGAAGACCAGGGAATTTATATACAGGACAAGAAACTGTATATCAATGCAAATTACATCCTTGCAGGCGTTTTGGCAGGCAAATTTATCAATGCGAAAGGAATTAAGGTTATTGACAGTGATAACCAAATCACTCTCCATATTGATGATAGTGGAAAGGTGCACATCGCTGCGACAGAGTTCTCATTAAAAGGAAAAGCTGTCTCTGAAATAGCAAAAGATACCGCGTCCAATACTGCAACAGAAATCGCGACAAAATATGCAACGTTGAATGTGCTGTTATCAAATGAATTCCAGGGAATCCCAACAGATTCGTCCGGCAAATATACCACATTTCCTACATGCGAAACTACGGTAACTGTGTTATATGGCGCTGAAAACGTAACCGCGCAGTCAAACATTTCATTCTCTGCGGAAAACGGAATAAGTGGTTCTGCGTCAGGGGCAACGTACACGGTCTCTGGACTGTCCGTGGACAGTGGCACAATCACAGCAACTGCAACTTACAATGGGATGACCGCAAAGAAAGAATTTGTAGTTGTGAAGCAAAAGCAAGGTGATACCGGAAATGGAATCTCGAAGATTGTACAGCATTATCTCGCTACGTCCAGTTCGTCTGGCGTATCAACAAGCAGTTCTGGATGGACAGAAACCGTGCAGATTCCAACATCGGACAAGCGGTACTTATGGAACTATGAGGAGACTTTCTTCACAAACGGAGCTAAGACGACAACACTTCCTTGTGTGATTGGCGTATACGGGGAAAAAGGCAAAGACGGACAGGATGGAAAAGATGCCAGTGAAATGACACAGTTGGAGATTTTTAATAAATTAACCAACAACGGGGAAACACAGGGGCTATATCTTTATAACAACAAGGTGTATCTGAATGCCTCGTATATTGACACCGGGTATCTGGCTGGATGGGAAGTTGGATATAGAAAGCTTTCATCAAGTGGCACGTATGGAGAAGTAACGCTAGACGCTTCAGCTGGGGAAATCTATTCAAGGACGAATACAGGAGTATATGTGCCAGGGTACGGCACATTGTATGGAACACGAATTAGAGGAATCAATCTTTATACGGGAACTGTACACGCAAGCTCAGTCTCGGTTGGCACCAGCGTTTCGGCAGACAGTGTTTCGACATCAAAAAAAGTTAAAGCAGGTACACATGTAGAAGCCAGTGGACACTTTTACAGCCTTGGCACAGGCACTGACCTTGCGGATTTAAGTGTGCGTGGAACAAAGAAGAGGATTCTTCCAACAAAAAACTATGGCACACAGGCATTTTATTGTTACGAAATGGCATCCCCTATATTCGGAGATATTGGAGAAGCATCCATATCGGAAGATGGCACATGCCTGATAGACATAGACGACATTTTTCAAGAATCTACCAATGTAGGGATTGAGTACTATGTTTTCTTGCAAAAGGAAGGAGATGGCGATTGTTGGGTAGATAAAAAGGAACAGACATATTTCATTGTAAAAGGTACTCCGGGGCTTAAATTTGCATTCGAAATCAAAGCGCGGCAAGCTGACTATGAGCATATGCGGTTTGCCGATGCGAGTGAGATGGCTTATGACAGGGCGATAGACACAGACATGCCGGAGCCGGACTACAGTGAAAGCCTTGAAGTATCAGAACCAGATTATGAAAAGGAACTTTTTAATGACAGGGAAAACATTATTGACGAAATGGGGAAAATATAATGAAGAAAATTCTTACAAGTTTTATGAATCTTAGCACGGGAGAGGGAAGTCGTATCGCTTACACCTATTCTGAGGTAAACGAGGAAACAGGAGAAGTTGTCAGCCAGAACAATAAAGGCAATTTCCTTGTGATGAATGACGATGTGCAGACTCATCTTGATGCAGTCAAAAAATATATCCGGGACAAACATTTAGTATAAGGAGGAAGCAGCTATGCCAAAGTGGACAGATTATACTATAAAAACTACAGTAGCTGATAATGATGAGATTATGACACTTGATACGGCAGGAAAGGCAAATAAACGCCTTTCACTGTCTACTCTTTCAGACTGGGTGCTTGGAAAAATCGCCGATAAAGTATTCGAGAAGCTTCAGACGAACGACAAAACAATTCTGGGAGCGATTAATGAATTAAATAGTAATGCCTCTCTTGGCACGATTACCGGTACAAATTCTTTGGAAGAATATAGTGTTTCATCCGGTAAAAAGCCTGGTGTATATAAATTGGCAGGTGTTGTAATTCCGGGAATTTCAAACGAAAATTGGTATGGCGCTCTCGTCCTGCTTCAAACATATGAAGTACAGATTGTGATCGTTGGCGCAGGTAAAGTATTCGTCAGAGATAAAACTGGACAACCTGCAATTTGGCAGCCGTGGCGTAAATACAACCAAACAATCATACAGCAATAGTGTGTATTCCCATTTAATTCATTAAAAAATGGAAAACTTTCGTAAAACCTCTACCTATTTATATAAGGAACAGTACAAAGGTTAATCAAGAGTCGGTCAGATACAATCATCACAAATATGTTATTTAGCATTATCCGGCAGGCAATCACCTGTCGGATTTTTAAATTGGTACAGAGATGCTTTAACGCTAAATGCTATAATCAGAATTAGGTAAGAATATTTGCGAAAGGAGCGGACGATATGACAACTGAACAAAAAAACGTCCTGAGAAAGATTATTTATGCAGTCGAAACCGGCGGGCAGGTTTATGGACAGCAGGATTATTCGGACTTCACAGAAGCCTACACCAATTCTTCTGAAGAACACGCAATTACAATCGGGGCAGGAGCATGGTATGCAACCGAAGCCAAGACGCTTCTGGAGCGGATTTACGATGCTGACCCGGAACAGTGGGAGAAAATAGACAAGGTCAGACTTCTGGAACAAGTTCAGACCGCAAATTGGGAATGCTTTAATATTTCCAGAGTATCACAGGTTGCTGATACCATAATTGCCCTTATTTCGTCCAAAATCGGTGTTAAATGCCAAGATAGCCTTATGGATGAACAATTAGCCGCCTATGCAGAAGAAACCCTTAAAATGGGTGTCACGGACGCTAGAGGGCAAGCTATGTGCGTGAACTTTAGACACCAAGGCGGGCAGGGAGCAGTAACGAGGATTTTAGCAAAGACTAAGAAACCATATACGCTCGACAATCTCTATGCAGCCTGCCAGACCGATACAGGGAACCAAGTCGGGGCATATAAGAGCCGGCAGAAGTTTGTTTATAATGCACTAAAAACATATTTTCCAGAAAGTGAGGAAACAGGTATGAACGCAATTGACAAATTAATCCAGATCGCAAAGAACGAAATCGGATATCTCGAAAAAGCAAGCAATAGCCAGCTTGACAGCAAGACGGCAAATGCAGGTTCCAATAACTATACAAAATATTGGAGAGATGTAAAACCTTCTTATCAAGGACAGCCATGGTGTGCCGGCTTTGTGAGTTGGTGCTTCATGAAAGCTTTTGGACAGGAGAAAGCAAAGGAACTCTTAAAACACTGGCCTTATGTATACTGCCCGACACTTGGCGATCTGTTTACAAAGAATGCTAATCCAAAGATTGGTGATATCGTAATCTTTTACCGTAACGGAACATTTACTCATACCGGTATAGTAACAGCCGTGATTGGAGACATGTTCTATACCATTGAGGGAAACACTTCCGGTGCATCCGGTATAATCGCAAATGGCGGCGGTGTCTGTGCAAAGAGCTATCTTAACAGCCAGATGCCTGGAACAAAATTCTGCACCCCAAATTACAGTTTAGTTAAAAATACAACGCCAGTTTCAGACTCAGATACAGTCAAAAAACAGAACACCAGAGCCTACATTGCGCAGATTAAAAAAGACACAAAATGTTATACAAAATCAAGCAAAAATAGCCCATCTAAACTGTTTCCAAAGCTGAAGAAAGGTGCAGTTGTAGAGGTAATGAAGTACACAGAAACAGACAGTTCGGGATTGAAATGGTACTTCATACGCATCCCTTATCCAAATGATGATGGGTTCGTATTTGAGTTTGTCCCGAAGGGCGTATTTGCCAGAATTTCAGAAATTCATAAATAAAAACTCCCGGGGATAGTACCCCGGGAATCATTCTTCTTATAACATATTGTATCATTTCGTTTTGTAAATCCTATTAGTTCGTTGGACACACGTTAGTCACAAACAAAAAAAATCATTTCCTAATTAAACATCCTCTAAAGTACTGTATTTAAAGGACTTTTTGACATTTGCATAGTTCTAATTTAATGTCCTAATTAAATACAATTAGAATAATGAAAATGAAATGAGTGAATTCCTTGTAAAATCGCTGAGAATGTTGATTTTACAAGGGTTTCACGCGTTTTTATGTTCTGAATTGTGATGAATAAAATTGATAAAATAAGATTCCGTTAGTCACAGTTAGTCACAAATGGGACTTTTATCTTTTCAATCTCTGTTCGGAGCTCTTCTAGCGTCCTGTGTCCATATACCGCGTTTGTAACATCTCCACCAAAAGAATGGCCGAGCATTCGCTTCCGGTCGTTCTCCCGGACTCCGTATTTTTCGCACAGTGCAGAAAAGGTGTGCCGACAATCGTGCGGCGTGTGTTTCGGATTACCGACGATTCCTAAGCGTTCCAATGTAGGATAGAACAGCGCTTTTCTGTGATGCTGCTGAGTATACACGCATAATTTTCCATCTTGTGTCAGCACTTTCTGTTCGACAAAACAGTATATAGCGGGATGTATCGGAACAATTCTGTTTTTGCCGGTTTTTGTTTTGATTCCACCTCGGAAGTATCTTTCTTCTAAGTTGGTTGTAAGTTTTAACACTTCGCCAATTCTCCAACCAGAATAACACATAATAAGAATGAGTTGCACTTCCGGGTCGTCGGTATTATTCCACAACACCTGCATCTCCTGATCAGAAAATGGCGTTCCATGCTCGGTGTCATTATCAGCATTGACATGGACATATAACGCCTTGTTTTCCGTTACAATTTCTGAGTAAACAGCATATTTATACATCTGCTTGAACAGCGTAAGAATTGCCATAAGACTCTGACGCTTTAACGGGCAGTCATCAATTACCTTTTGCAGATCAGGCGCTTTTAAATCCTCAAAGATGCGATTATACAGAGCCGTGCAGTTTGAGTAAGCAGTCTGGTAAGCTATCTTTGAGCTATAAGAAAGTTTTGAACCCTCTGGAAACTTCCATGCGTAAAACTTCTCATATACCTCTGAAAACGTCAATTTCTTGATTTCCGGGTGTTTATCCTCGACACCCTTGATTGTATTGTAGTCAGCAATCAAACGAGTAACAAGGGTATCTACGTCCGTTGTAGGTGATATCTCAAGGTCTCGTTCCATCCCTGGCTGATATGTTCCTGCCTTGTCTGCGGTCAGTACAGTAAATCCTTTAATCCAGTCGTCTACATAGCAGATTGCAGGCGGTCGGACGGGCTTTCCGGTCTTTTCATCCAGTACTGCCGGAGGATGGACCGCAAATGGATTCCTACGGTTGCCGCCCAGGTACCGTATTGTTCCGAAACTGTTAGGGAGCTTCGGGTATTTCTTTCTTTTCTTCGCCATTTTTATTCCCTCTTTCTGTAGCTGTATTTTAGGTATAAAAATAACAGCCGAACAAATTTTCTGTCTTGCTCGACTGCTCCGAAGATGATACAATATGTTTTGCCAGAATATTACATTTCTTCGGAGATGTATAAACGCCACCTCGGTACGCCAATGCCGGGGTGGTTTTTATTTTTATTCTATTTCTTCAATATCGACTGAATATCCGAGAACTTCTCCGACAGTTGTGCATTTTCCCTTTAGTGTGACTGTATCACCTTTTGCCATTGATGCGACTTTCGAACGCTGCTCATCATTTTTAATCTGGCACTGAACGCCGATTATCGCATATTCATCGTCAGGATAGAGGGAGATATATTTTCCAGATGAATCAATGTTCCCGAGTCTACCAGTGATTTCTAAGTATTGCCCTTTGTATTTATCAGATGCTCCAAGTGCGTTATCATCAAGCTGAGACATCATATCATTGACTGATACGGCTGTGTATTCAATTGGTGTAGGTGTATCAGTTTCTTTTGCAGATTCCGTCTTTGCAGATGCGCTGGAAGAAGACGTGGTGTTTGAATCCGAATTTCCACCAACGGCACCGATAACTCCAACGGCAACAACTGCTAAAACTACCCATTTAAGTTTTCCACCTTTTTTCTTACCCATAGAATTGCTCCTCCTAATAGCTTTATTCGCCACGCTTCGCACTTTTTATGCGGATTATGTTTTTTGTACCGCTGATTTTGCAATATTATGTAAAGTACGGTTATTCGTGGTATTTTTATTTTATCATTTTGAGAACGCGTTGTAAAGATTTAGAATGAAATAGAGTGATTTAGATGAAAAAGAAATGTTTTTTTTCTATAAAATAGTGAGAGTTCATGTGTATCATTGGCAGCTGCCAAGAGTCGGAATAGGTGGTATAATAGCAAAAATAAACTAATGTTCGGTTCTATTTCCCACAGCCGGACATATACTGTAGTGTAGGCGGTAGTTGTGACAGGGAGGGTTATTTATGGATTATAAGAAAGAAATTATTGAACTAATAGAGAAATGTGATAATGCACACTGGCTAAAAGTGATATACACATATATAAAAAGATTAATAGGATAGTAAAGAAAAAGACAAGGGTTTGCACATTGCCCTTGTCTTTCTTTTTTTTACTTGTTGGAAATCATATCAATCAGCTCTTCAAGTTTATCCCATCCGTCATCGTCCAATCTGGCTAATGCAGATACAAGACGGTGCCTAAATGAATCTTCGCCGGATTTCTGTATGTCTGCGAGCATTTCTGCAATTTCTTCATCTTTGCTCTTTGGAACGAACATACTTCCTTTTCCTGTTCTGAGCCATTCTTCACTCACTTCAAATTCTCTACATATAGATTTGATAACTGCATCTGTTGGATTTCTTAAGCCGGTTTCATAATTAGTAATGGTATTTCCTTTTACTCCAATTATGTCTCCAAATGCTGCCTGAGTGAGTTTCTGGGATTTGCGCACTTGTTTGATTCTGTCTTTCACTTTTCCTCACCTCCAATGATAATATATCATAAAAAACTCACAAAGTCAATATTTAGTGTTGACATATAACTCACATCGTGATATTATAAACTCACAAAGCAAGAAACAAGCCACAAGAAAGAGAGGAAAAAGGATATGAATAAAATCAGAAGAAAGAGATTGGCTGAGGCACTTGATCTGATCTCACAAGCTAAAGACATTTTAGAAGAAGTTAAAGATGAAGAACAGGACGCATTCGATAATCTGCCAGAAAGTTTTCAGTATAGTGAGCGTGGTGAGCAGATGGAAGAGTATATTTCAGATATCGAAGAAGCATTTGATAACTTAGAAGAAGCTGAAGGACTTATTTCAGAAATTTAAGAAAAGAGGTAATAGATATGACAAAGAAACAGTATAAGCGACGCGTAATGGAAACATTCAGGACATTTAAAATGAAATATGTGCCCGATGAAAAAATGATAACTGATAGAATCGGTACTCCGAAGTGGGGGTACGTTATTCCCGCAGGTCCACACAAGGGCGAAGTATTAAGAAGCTATCAACAGGCATGGGATACCATAAATGCAGTAATAAACGGATAGCCGAAACGGTCAGCAATGACCGTCCACCGGGAATGACCGCCCGGTGCTGATGATGGCAGGTTCAAAGTCAGGTGTCCAAGCGAAGCAAGACTATAAACCGAAAGGAGAAAATCATGTCAGAAAAAGAAAAAAGAATCGTAGAAAAGCTGAAAGAAGCGATTCCTAATATGTCAGAATTTGACAAGGGATACATTCTTGGTAAGACGGAAAGTTTTTCTGAGAATAAGCCAGATGATTCTGATAAGGCACAGAAAGAAAGTTCTTAACATGGAGGTGAAAACGGTTGAGCAAAACAGATATTCAGTATCTATTTGATTATGTAAGAGATTTACAGAAACAGGTAAATCAGTTAAAAGTGGCGATTCTTACCGGGGAAACGAATGGATTAGAGCTTCCAAATCCTATCCATCTGGAACCCGGCAAAAGAATACCACTTGGACATCTTGCAGACGATCTACTTGATACAGAATTTCAAAATTGTGGAAACGATACTTGTGATAAGAGCAATGAATGAGATCGCAGTAGTCACTTTAAAACGGTAAGTATCTTCTCTATATGTTTTCATTTCAACTTCACCGTCTTGAGTGACCACATAGCCTTCATATCCACGCACAGGTTGCTTACGTAAGAATCCTTTAGATGCTAAGTATCTATACATTTCGTGATTTTCGGTATCTTGTGCAGTGGTTCCGTTATTTTTAAGAACGGACTTCATTAGCCGATATTGTTTCCCAGTTATCATTTAATCACCTCCCATCTATAGGGAGTATATCACAAGAAAGGAGACTTATGAACGAATTACAGTTTTTTAATTCAGAAGAGTTCGGAGAAATCCGAACAGCAGAAATTGATGGTAAACCGTACTTTGTTGGCACTGATGTTGCCAAAGCTCTTGGATATAATAATCCCAGAGATGCCGTATCAAGGCATTGCAAGGGAGTCGTGAAACGCGACACCCCTACATCTAGTGGCATTCAGTCAATGTCATACATAAATGAGGGAGATTTGTACCGATTGATTATGAAATCGAAACTTCCATCGGCAGAGAAATTTGAATCATGGGTTATGGATGAAGTTCTTCCGACGATCAGAAAGACAGGCTCATACCAGAAACCACTGACGACAGTTGAACAGATACAGGTTATTGCGACAGGATTCTTAGATCACGAAGAGCGGCTTAACAGACTTGAAAATACCATGACTATTGACTACGCACAGCAGGAATCTATTAGAGACTTAGTGTCAAGTGTCGTAATTGCTCACCTTGGTGGGAAAGAGTCAAATGCTTACAAGGAAATTGGCAAGAAAGTATTTGCTGAATGCAACAGGGATATAAAGACTTACTTCGCAGTAAACGCCCGTAACAACATCCCTAAGCTGAGATTTGAAGAATCTATGGAATATGTTAAGAACTGGCATCCATGTACAAATACAGTAATGTGCATCAGGGACTGCAATGCTCAAATGTGTATTGAGTAGAAAGGAGCGTAAATGGACGCATTACAATTTAATAAAGCCGTCAGCCAGCACTGCAAAGAATCTGGTGGAGACTGTTGCAAATGTGACCTACGGCTTTACTGTTACCTATCGCCAAGTGAGCGACCAGATGAGTTAGTGAGCCTGGTTATTGATTTTTTGCATAACCACATTGAAAACCATGGTCATTATACCCATCACAGTGCGGCTTCATTTCCGTGTATTGATGATATGGACATGAGCACCGCAGTAGGCGGCGACTGTTACCAGAAACCTCATACTCTTCATAAACAGTCACGTGTTTGTGAATCTTGTGGCAATGATACAGTCGTGTAATTGTTTCAACCATATAATTCCCCTTTCGTTATACTCGGCATGTCGGTGCCTGTAAATGCATTATAGGTAGAGGGGAAAGGAAATACAATAGGTTGAATAAAAATCGTATTAAGAGATAAAAGCAAAGTAAGGAGGTAAAAAATATGAAACGCCATCCGATTATGGAATATGTGATTCCAGCAATTGTAGCAAGTGTGATAACAGTTTTAATCCGTTTAGTGCTAGGGTGGTAAGAATTGAAGCAATAATGAAAGGAGTAAATATATAAGCGAAGTTGATGCTTACATCAAGGAAAATACAAGGAGGAAAACCAATCAATGAAAAAATTCGAACTGACAGCAGAGTCAAAAATCAACATCTTTGGAAAGAAGCTTTTCCGTATCAAGGCGCTTATATCATTTGGAGATGTAGAAGAGGGAGAAACTGGTGGGTGGATTGAGAAAGAGGAAAACCTTGAACAGTCCTCCGGCAATGCATGGGTCTCCGGCGATGCAGAGGTCTCCGGCAATGCAAGGGTCTCCGGCGATGCAGAGGTCTCCGGCAATGCAAGGG